GTAATAATGTGTAACCCTTTGCGAAAGTCAACCGAAACTGGTTCATTGCCAACTGATAGAAAATTCTGAATTGTTATTTTAGTAAATGTTACTTTCTTCATGCAATACACTTTTTATAAAGTTCTAACGTATAGCTAAGTATATCACTTTTATCTTCTATTTCAAGAAGATTTACAAACTCCTCAATAGCACAGGTAATATCGATACCTGAGAGATCCTTATCACTGTTGTCATTACTAATTTTATTATAGTTAAGATCATATTCTATTTGCAACGCTTCTGGTCTCAATAAATTTAATTTTGAAGTAAGTATAGCTAAATCTTCCTGGGAGATATTTTTATCTACCTTAAATTTAATAATATTGTTTATAAATAATTTTTTTATCTCAGGTGTAATAGTAGTAGCTTCTGCAAGTTCACTAAGACTGACCTTTTTATAATGAGGTGAAACGGTATTCTCAAAGAACTCATATTCTTGCGTATCTATATCAAGTATGTGATAACCTTTTATGTTATCACAATCACCGAAGTCCATTTGAAACGGATTACCCACATATAGAATTGTACCTGCTCCGTATTTTTTTTCATGTCTAAAATGAAAGTGACCAGAAATAACTAAAGAGCTCTTACTTAAAAGCTCTTTTACACTTAGACCTTCTTCACAATCCTTGTAAGAATTCATTTTGAAGGTTTCTATTTCAAAATGACCAAAGATAATATCGCTTTTTTCTATTTGATTAGTAGAAGTACCCCAAGGGCACAGCGTTATAACTTTATCAAATACGTTTAACGTAGCGACCTTATCTACTACTGTTATATTTTTGCTATTTTTAAAAATAGAAAGCGAATTTACATCTGTTCTATGTTTATAATAGATGTCATGATTACCTACTAAAGCTATAATATTAAAATCGTCAAATATTTGTAATATATCAGCTGAGATCTGAAGTGTATTTACAGATATTTCACTTCTATTATGATACCAATCACCGCAAAATATAATATCCTTTATATTTTGCCTCTTAAGCTCTTTACTTAGCCAATTTGCCCAAGTTATAGCAATGTCATGCCACTGAGCACTATTAGTATGAACTCCTAAATGAAGGTCTGATATAATAGCAACTCTCGGTTTATTAATCTTGATCATAGAAGTCATCATCATCACCACCTACGGGCTTAACATAAATGAGATTGTTACAAGTCTTTGGATCATTCATGATATCCTCATACACTTTTTCTCTATAATTTTTTTCCGCTTCGTGATGTCTTTTTTCTTTTTTAATACGATTAACAAACGCATTAAATGCAATCGTTGTAAAATATGAGAAAGGATTTGACTCGGCAGCAAATTTATATTTTTTACCCTTAAGTGCAGAGTACATTTTAATAAGAGAGTCTCCTATCATGTCATCCTTGTAAGTATAATTAATAAATGAGCTATTATAGCTTAACCCATAAGCAATTTTTTTAATATTTTCAGCAAGGTCGTCAGTTAAAATATCAGTTTCATAATACTTACGTAAAGATTCTTTAAATTCGACTGGATCTACGTAGTAATTTTCTTTAGACATAACTGTATAATATATTACTATTAAGATATATCAATATCTTTTTCTGTATATGCTATTTTTTCAGCATTGTAAATTTGTTTTCTTTTTTCAGAGTGCTTATTACCGTAGTGTAAGTTATCACTTAGGTCTATAATAATAAGCTTACTTTTATCTTTATGTAATCTTAAACCTCTACCTATAGATTGTACGGTTCTAATGAACGATTTACCTCCTGAAACAAAAAGAATATTGTGAAGGTTTTTTATATTAACACCAGTTGAAAAAATAGCGCTTATTGCAATACAAATTACATCATTACTGCTCTCCATTAACTTTTTAATTTTCTCTCGCTCTTCTATTTCTACATCTCCCCTAATAAAGAATACTTTTTTATTAGTGCATGTATTTTTTACTACTTCTAATAGACCTTCACCGTGAACAATATGATTTACTAGTATTAAGGTGTTATTATTAAGCTTATTACTTAATTGACCAATAAACTTATTTCGCTTTTCGTGCGTATACAAAAAATTAAGCTCATTTCTATACTCACTATCGGTAATATTTGCAATTATAGGCGCGTTATAGTTTAATTTAAGTATTTTAACCTCAACATTAGTGAGGTAACTCTCTAACCGAAGGTCATGACTACTCTTTTCATATAGAACAGGTCCAAGCTTACCTATAATAAACCATTTATCTAAATTATCCTCAGGAAGAGTACCGGTAAAACCATATCTATTACTAGTTTTAATTGCGGAAATTATTTTACTTATCTCATTAGATGATTTTACCTTGTGACATTCATCAACTACTAGTAAATCAACATATTTAACCCATTCGTTGTCTTTAAATTGCGATAAGAGGATTTGAATGTTACATATTACAACATTACTAGTAAGATCAGGCTTGTTGTTACCTGTCCATTTTGTTATTTTAAATGAAATACCACTAGTTATAAACTCATCATACGTTTGTTGCACGAGACCAAGGTCTGGTACAATCATAATACACTTAAAAGTAGTAGAATTAGGTGAGTTTCTATAAAAATTCTCAATTAATGCAGCAGTTGTTAGGGTTTTACCAGCACCGGTACCTAAAACACATGTACCCCATCCGTTTTTTATGGCTTTTTCAATAACCTCCTCTTGATAGTCACGTAATTTAAGAGCAAAGTCTTTAAAAATTGCATTAGTTGACCCGCAATTAATTGATTCTTTAAATTTTTCTGTGTATGTAACAGGTTCTGTAATCTGATTAGCTATTAAATACTTTTTTATTTCCCAAAACAAGCCTAAGTCGCAAAGACCTGTAGGAGTAATAGCATATTTACGCGTTGGTAACTTAATTCTTCTCGAATTAAACCTTCTTTGCATAAAAGAAGCGTTTTTATCCTCTACACTAAAGTGTTCACGTAAGTTTTCGTAAATATTTCTATCGTCACACTTAATAATTAGCTTACGATTTGTTTTAGTATAATCAAAAGTAATCATAACTGCTCTAACTTTTGTATCTCTATAATATTTTTTATGTCATATCCCATTCCTGACATAATCTTTTCTACTTTTTCAAGATACTCAACTATAAACTCGTATTCTTTTATAGAATCTGTTATGTTTGTTAGTTCATCAGTAGCTTCTGCAGCTATTTCTGCTGTTTGTTGTGTTAATTTAACAGGAGCTTCAGCTATAATCTTTGTTACAAGAGTTTTTTTAAGGTTTTTTTTCTTTTTATGTAAGGATTGTAGGGTTATTTTTGCATCAATTAGTCTTGCTGCCCAAAAATGCTTACGTGATGGTAACTTTAATTGTATATCTTTTATATTGAAATCAGTAATTAGTAAATCAGTACCGATTTCTTCTTTATATCTTTTTAGCAATTCCACAGAATTATTATAAATACTTATTGAAGTGAAATCAACTGTAACATTTAAACAATATTTTTATGAAAATATGACTGTAGGTGCAGCACTAGGCGGTAGTAGTGGAGGATTTTCACCTGATAATATATCTGGCTCTGATTTTTATGCACCGGGTGATGCTAGAATACCAAAAGGTGGTGCAGTATACACCAGAGCTGGTAAGTTAAGACGTAGAAAACGTAAGCAGAAAAATAAATCTAAAAAATAATGGATTTAGGTCACTGGAATACTAGTCTTATAATTGAAGAAGGTAATATACCTTACGGGTTTTTATATAAAATAACCTGTATACCCACAGGAAAAAAGTATATTGGTAAAAAACAGTGTAAATCTATACTTAAAAGGCGTCCACTTAAAGGAAAGAAGAATAAAAGACACGAGGTAATAGAGACTGACTGGAAGACTTATACATCTTCTTCAAGAGAGCTTAACGAAGATATCTTAAAGTATGGTAAAGATAGCTTTAGTTTTGAGATTATTGAGATTTGCGACTCAAAATTTGCACTAGCATATAGAGAGGCTAAAATTCAATTTGAAGAGGAGGTACTATTACGAGATGACTATTATAACGGAATCATTAATCTCCGAGTGTCAAAGCCAAAGAACTATAAACCTTAATAGCTCTATTAATAAGGCTATACACAATTCAAGAAAAAAAGCAATAGAATACAATATTGACTACGACTTGAACAATATTGATATAAAAAAAATTATTATTAATAATATAATTTTAGAGGTTTGTAATCTTAAAAAGGAGTGTAAAATACTAACTCCGTTATTTCTTATAGATAAGAAGGATTATAATAATGAGCAGCTTGATATAATATGTGAAGTTCTTAAAAAAATGGAAGTATTTAAAGCAGAAAAGAGTCATAATTTTTTTAAATCTTTTTTAAAATATATAAAAAAGTACGAGCTAACCTATCTGGCAACTGTTTACTTTAAGCAAGCTCCTAATAAATTAGCGCTTTTTAGATAAATATGTTTATGAGCAAATTTTTAAATATTGTAGAGGATAATACGCCCGAGAGTGATATTGATATCAAAACAGCAGCAAAAAGACACCTTCAGCGTATGTTAATGGACTGTGATATTAAAGTAAAAGCTCCCACCTTTAAGGATATATTATATGTTGAACTCACTGATGGTCGCGTGGTTGAGCTTGAAGTAAAGAAAGTTGTAAACAAAAGTTCAGAAGAAGAAGCAGAAGATCCTGGTAACGCTATATCAGCTATGACAGCTATAGCAAATATACCTGATCAAGGGTTTGGTAAACAACTAACAAGCTCTTCAGCTCGTAAGATGCAGATGGCTAAGAGGAAGATGGCGGATGCAGCTTTAAAATTTGCAGACGATTTTAACAAAAAGGTACAATCAGCAGCTCAATACTAATTTGTTTATGTATAAAACAAATAAACTTTTTGCAAAATACCTTAAAGTGCTTGAAGAGCAAGCTCCTGAAGGTGACCCAGCAGCTGGGGTAGAGCCTGCGACTGCAGCGGCTTCAGCACCACCAGCTGAGCCTCAGGAGCAGGTTGGTAATATTGATGAAAATGAAAAGTATATAATAAAGATACTAACTAATGCTTTTATATTTAACCCTAACAAGTTTAAAGAAGATATACAGAAGTATAAGTATATTTTTAATAAAATAGATTCTATAGGGAAAATGGTAAACGTACCTGTATCTGAAATTATAAGAGAAATTAAAAAAATTATTGCTTTAGATAAAAGTTTAAGAATAGAGTCTAAAACTCTTAAAATAATAAATAAATATATATTTTTATTAGAGCAGCCAGCTGATGCAACTGAGCCGCAAACTGAACCTTCAACTCAAGATACAACACCAAGACAGCCTGCAGGAGGTCAAGTAGAAAATTCAGAAAATAAATTAAATTTAGCGGAGATATTTCCTCTTTACCAAGAATTAATTTTAAAAGCTCTTAGACATACTCCTTCTGAAGAAGAATTAATGATAATAAAGCCCGTTGTAAATGAGTTTGCTGATTCAGATCCAGAAAAAATAGTAGAAACTATTCAGAGTATTCTAAGTCAATCCCTAGAAGATAAAGAAGTAGAAGACAACCTAAGCAATGCCTAATTGGAATCTTGAAAAACTTATTATCACAAAATGATTAATTTCCGTCAATATTTTAACATTCTGCTTGAGGGTGGTAATGTCTTTAAGCAACACCCTACCCAGCGCATAAATTTATCAGACATTGAGCCTACAGTTAGTTTTTTATCTAATATTGTAGGTACTAATTTAATGAAGAATCTGTTAGGTAGTACAGGTAAGCGAGAGTCCTCTGGCGACTTAGATATAGCTATAAATGAAAATAAAATATCTAAAGTTCAACTCTATGATATCTTAGCTAACTGGTGTATGGAGCGAAATTTAAATCCTAAGAATTATATTGCAAGATCAGGTATAAGCGTTCATTTTAGAACTCCTATATATAATAAAGATGGAGAATATGTACAGACTGACTTCATGTTAGTGCCTGACATTAGCTTTGCAAAATTTGTACTAGCAAATGATGAGCCTTTTCCTTTGAAGGGTGCATATAGAAGTATAGTTTTATCCAACCTAGCAAAAAATCTTAATTTAAGATGGAGTGGCTTAAAGGGTATTACAGATAGACAAACAGGAAATACTATTGAAAATAAAGATACAGATAGAGTTGCTCAAATATTGTTAGGTGATTCTAATGCTCGTACAAGAAATCTTTTAAACATAAAATCCATTATATCTTTTTTGGTTAAAAAATATAAAGATATAAACATAGTAATGTCGCTTTTAGATGAAGCTAGACAAACTATTAACAGAGAGGGTATAGATATTTTTAGTAGTAGCGGTGTTATAAAAGAGAGTGCTGACAAGGAGGGTCGACGAGTAGGTGTACAGCATCTTTACTCGCTGTATAAACCAGAATCGTATTCCATGAGTTTTGAAAATTTTGTTAAACTTCTTGATGCTCTTGAAACTACCAATGGTATAATACAACCAGGTAATTCGAGTATTTCCGAAAAAGCTGACGGCCTGTCGGTCAAGTTTGGTATAACTCAAGATGATAGGTTTTTCTTACAGGGGAGTGGTGGGAGTCCTTCCACGGATGGTAACTTTAAAAATAAAATAACTTACGAACCTGTTAGGAAGGCTTTTGAAGATAATTTCAACAAAATTAAAAAGTTAGTTTATAAATCTTTATTAAGATATAAAAAGGATCTAAAGATAGACGGATTGAGAGTACAAGCTGAATGGTTATACTCACCGTTTGCTTTATCACGTGAAGATAAACCGGGGATTGTATACTTTGTAGGTACTAATTATGAGCGAGATAAATTAGGTTCATGGTCGACGTTCCCTATTATTAACATAACGGATTATAACGGTAGGGAACTAAATGCGGATTTAGTTAATGACATTACTAGAACACTAACAGATCTAACGAATAACGATGTAAAGTTTATACCTCTCAACATTGATGTATTTGAATCAATCAATCTAAGTTACGAAACAGAAAATAGCATACAGGAAATAAAAACCTTCGAGATGCAAAATCCTAATTATGAGGAGGTATTATATAACACTTCGAGGAAGCCTGAGCATCAGCGGGCTAAAAAAGCAATGAGAGGTCATTTAGTTAACATTCTCTTACCATATCAAAAAAGAATGCATACGAAGATCCTTCGCAAGTTAGGTAAACTGGCTGGTAAGCTAGGTGACTACGAAGGTATTGTAATAAAAATACAGCAACCTAATAATGAACCGTTTACATTTAAAGTTATATCTCCAACTTTTCATAAAAATAAGGGTCGTATATGATAAACTTTAAATTATTTTTCGAGCAAAATAAAGAATCGGTAGCTATCTTTCCGGGAGGATTTAAGCCCCCTACAAAAGGTCACTTTGAAGCGTTGAACGAGTTATTAAAAAATGCTGATAGAGGTGTTGTTTTTATAGGTAAAAGTCCACGTGATGGTATAGATCAAGATATGGCATATCAAATATGGACCATTTATGCACCGTATTTATCTAAGCCTATAGAGATTTACAAGAGCCCTGCTACACCTCTAAATTCTACTTACGACTATGCTTTAGATAATCCTAGCTTAAATATTATTGTAGGAGCTGGTCCGGAAGATAGTGCTAGATATAATTCCTTTCGAAAAAATCCTGAAAAATATCCTAACGTTCAAATAATAGATATACCATTAAGCGGTGAAGGGGTACGTGGTACACAAACTAGAGAAATGATTATGAGTAAAGATCCCTCTTCTTTAGATTTCTTTGTACCTGAAATAATTAATCAGACAGATAAAGAAAGAATTAAGAAGATACTAGGTATAGCATAAATAATAATATGTCTACTAGAAAAGATTTTAAAATGCTAGAAGAAGCTTATAGTGATGTAGGCGGTATGTCACTTACACCCTCTAACATGTTAGGAGGTAAGCCTGTAATGATAACAATGGATATGCCAGGTGCAGAAGTAGACCATGAAAGTCATAAATCTCATGAAGAGGAACACATGGAGCACGAGGGTGAAAATGATCCTAGTGAGATTGAAATGGCATCAGCAGAGCTTCATAAGCTTGCAGAGTACGCACCAAAATTAAAAGAAATGGTAAGTCAAATGCAGGGCCTTGAGGGTTGGATTGCGTCAAAAATTACTAAGGCTTCAGACTATATATCATCCGTCTATCACTGGTTGGAGTATCAACAACACGAGGGTAGCGAAACCGGTAGTTGTAATCATGAAGAAGGAGACATGTATAATACAGGTCATGAAGATACAGGTTGTTCTTATGCTAGAGAAGGTTGTACTTGTGGAGGTTGCTCAGATTGTAACTAATGAAAAGCTTTAAGAAATTCTTCGAGGCTACAGTTATAGGTCTAATTGAAAAAATAGAACTAGCTGGAATCGGTTCTCTTGAAGCAAAAATTGACTCAGGTAACGGCGCTTATAATGTATTGCATGGTGAGAATATTACTAAACAAGGCAATAAGGTTACCTTTACAACCATAGATGGTAAAAGAATTATAAAAGACGTTCACGATACAATTAATATTAATGTAGGTGCCGGTCATGTCGAAGAAAGACCAGTTGTTACATTTAGAATGAAATTTGCAGGTACAGAGTTTGATAATATACCTTTTAGTATTGGTAACAGGTCGCAGAACGAATATAAAGTTCTTATTGGTAAGGACTTTATTAAGCAGCTTGACGCTTTGATTGATGTAAACTCGAATCATATAGCTGGTGATCAGATTGAAGTTGATTATACCAATTAGGCGATTCTCTTTTAGTCCAGGTTGCAAAGTCTTTATCGTAAATTATATAAGCTCTATACTTATCGATAGTACTAAGTGATTCAAAATTAGGTATAACTTTTCTACAAACACAATCCTCACTAATAGCTACAGCAAAAGGAGTAAGTGAATTTTTTTCTATAAAAGTATTATGAATATTTTTACTACACCAAACGATAAATTCTTTTGTAAAGTGTTCGTTTGAAGCGGGCCATCTATACATTCTTTCAGTAAATTGCTCTAATGTGTGATTTACTAGCCAAAGGAAATTTTCTTTTGATTCGCGAGCCCATATAGAACACTGATGTCTAGAGTAACCTTTCCCTGATCTTCGCGATTTACCTGATTTTGTTTTCGGTGTTGATGGATGGTTTAATATCTCTTGAGGAAATGCATGCGCTAGCATAATAGCTCCTTCAATCTGCATTTTGGATCTTACATGCTTATCACAAAGATCCCGTGCTGCTAACACGGGATCTTCATCAGTTACAAAAATATTCATACAGTTAGTATGATAAAGTTCCTATTTAGAAGCCATATCAATAAATTTATAAAACTCGGTTCGAGTTTTTTCATCATCCATAAAGTCCCCTGTTAGTTTAGATGTGATCATAAAGCAACCTTCATGCTTTACTCCTCTATGACAAGCGCAGGTATGCTGAGCTTTTACAACTACTGCGACTCCTCTATTCTTCTCACAAACCTTATCAATTGCCTCAGCAATCTGCTTTGTTAGACCTTCTTGTATCTGAGGACGCCGAGCGTAAAACTCTACAATACGATTGAGTTTACTTAATCCGATTACTTTACCATCAAGAGAAGGTATATACGCTACATGCGCTACTCCAGTAAATGCTAGATGGTGGTGAGAACAAAGAGACTTAACAGGAATATTACATTGAGCAATGACCCCATCATATCCATCAGTTGGAAACGCTGTAACAGACGGTGGTTCATTATAGCATCCCGATGCAATGTCATTAACAAAAGCCTTAGCTACTCGCATAGGAGTATTAGAGGAATTAGGATCGTTTCTCCAATCAAAGCCAAGTGCATCTAGATATTTTTCATAAGCCTTAGCAGCTCTCTTAATAATAGTCTGCTTTTCTCTATCTGATCGCGGAGCATTACCATTAGCATTAGGAAGCTTAACCTCTTCTCCTGTTACATCATGTTCATCTAAATCATCCATAAGAGAATTATATTATAAGGATAATGGTAAATCAACCATAAATATATGATATGAGTAAGCTAACTCAAAAAGAGATGCTAAAAGAAGGATTCTTAGATGCAGTACGTGCTTCAGCTAGGACGCTTGGTAGAGGAGCTGTTAAAGCAGTAGGCGGTTCAGTGGGAGCAGCGCTTGGTGCTACTAAAAACATTGTAAGAGATTTAGCAAAAGCAGATGTTAATGCTAATCCTTTTTCAAGCATAGCGTCAGGTGCCGTACAAGGCGCTAAAACTGGTGCTTCTATTGCAAATAAAGCTCGTGAAGCTTTTATGGGTAAGGAAGAGGCTGCATTAAGAAAAGAGCTTGAATCAAAATATAGAGATATCTTTCAAACTATATCTTTAAAAATTGGAAGAGGTCAGCCAGACCCTAGCAACATGAATATTACAATAGTTCCTTTTACAGCTAGAAAGCTAGGTGACCCTACTATTTTAACTCCATCTTCTAATAATACCACAGGTAGTTCGGGTGGAGTAAATAATACACCCTACCCTACAACCGGTATGAGTGGTAGGTTTATGTCACCCCTTACACAATTTACAACAAATGCAAAAAACTCTAAGGAAGGATCTTTTTTTGGCTACGTTAAAAAAACCGGTAATAAAGAAACTCCATATGAAATAACAGTCCGTGACGGTGAAGGTCAGTTTATACGGCCTAGTACTACAGAAAAAGAAATTCAACCTAAGTTAGATATATTACTACAGAAGATACCCCAATTTAAACCAAATAACTCTACAGCTAAACAGTGGTCAGTAGCTTTGTTAAGAGCTTTTAATAAAGGAAATAATCAAACCTACCGTGATATAATCGATGCAGCTGTACCAGCTGCAGTGGGAAATGATACTTATGTACTAACACCTACCGACATTGCAGCATTGAAGAAATCTCTCAAAGATGATCATATGTTAATATCAGAAAAAAATACACAGACAGAGTTACTTTTACAGTTGAAAAATCTAAATGACTCATATAATAAAACATATGAGTTATCAAAGCACTAAAATTATTGAACTAGGTTCATGTGCGTTTAGACAATGGCGTGCTACCCATTCACACTGCAGATTCTTGCATGGATATCAACTTAAAGCTAAGCTTTGGTTTGGTTGTTCGTCTCTTGACGATAAAAACTGGTGTGTAGATTTTGGTGGCTTGAAAGAGCTTAAAGCTAAATTACAGCATGTATTTGATCATACAACTACCGTCGCGGCCGATGATCCAGAACTAGCAACATTCGAAGAACTAGATCGTAAAGGTATTATTCAGCTCCGCGTTCTAGAAAAAGGTGCTGGAATTGAAAGAGTTGCAGAGGTTGTTCATAGCATTGCAAATAACTATATTAAATCTCTTACTAATGGTAGATGCTGGGTTGATAAAGTTGAGGTATTCGAGCATGAAGAAAACTCAGCCGTATATGATGAAAACAGTATATCATTAGCTGCTGTTCCATTAGCCACAGAAGATAAACAGATTGACGCATCAGTAGAAGTACGACCAACAGCAGATCCAGTACATACACAGCAGAGCTATACTCATACTAACGGAGCGAGAGTTGGGTCTCATGTATCTCAAGGTATGGGCAATCCGTTTGCTGGTACTAGCTGGGGCTGATTAATGTTTTGCCTCTAAAACATCAACAATAAATCGTAAAATTTTACTTCTTACGATTTCTGTTTCGCCAAATTTAAATGCGTAGATTTCATTATCTACGCATTTTTCATTGTTAAAGCGTTTAAATATCTCTTCGTATCCCGAAGCTTTACCAATGTCAGATTGCTTTAAATCTCCACAAACAATATATTTTGTATTTTTACCAAAGCGGGTTAATATTGTAACAAGCTCACCCTTGGTTAAGTTCTGTGCTTCATCTACTATTACAACACTATCGTTGAATGTAAGTCCTCTAACAAAGTTAACAGGCACTGCATGTATAATGTTACTAGACTGTAGTAACCCGCATGTACCATCATCGGTAACCTCTCTAACCTTTTCAATTAAAGGCATTGCGTAAGGTAAGAATTTATCATCTACCTCACCTGGAAGTGCACCAATAGATCTTGACGCAGACTCAATAACAGATCTAATGTAGGTAATACCTCGCGTCTTTTGATCTTTAATGAGCTCTAAACCTGCAAGTACGGCAATATATGACTTTGCACTACCCGCTGGTCCATCAACAAAGACCATATTAGTCTCTTCACGCTTTATGCATTCATAAAACGCTTTGTGGTTGGTATTGAAGTAGAAGGGCTTTTTAATTTTAAAATTAAAAAGCCAGTTTTTTTGGATAGAATCTTCGATATCTACTAATTCATCCAAACCTGCATTTTTACGCTTACGCGTAGGGGACTTGTGAGTCATGCATTAGTATTTATTCAAAAACACTTGATTCTAGTAGGAACTATGGCATAATATACTGTATATGAGTATAGACTGTGACACGGAAACTATCTTTTTAAGTGATGATCTTATCTTCTACACCCTAGAAGGGGAAGGTGAGTATATCGGTCAACCTTCTGTCTTTATGAGGATGTCCATGTGTAATTTGAGTTGTTCCGGGTTTGCGTCAAAAGATTCTCCTAATGGTTGTGATTCGTTTATTTCTTGGTCAGTAAAGAATAAGAAGTCATTTAATGAAATCTTCGAACTCATGGAGACCGGTAATCACGTCACTCACTTGCGTGAGGGTGCTATTTGGAAGCTAACTGGTGGTGAGCCTATGATTCAGCAGAAACAATTGCTTAAATTTGTTGAGGCGTTTAGAGATCGATATAATTTTACACCTCGGATCGATTTCGAGACTAATGCTACTTTAATGCCTGATGAGCGTTGGGTTACAGAATTTAATGCTACTTTTACTACCTCACCTAAACTTACCACTAACGGCGATCCAGAGGAAAAGACCTATAAGCCAGAAGTACTGAAATGGCATAAAGATCATAACTCTGGATTCAAATTTGTAATTAGCAGATCAGAAGACATTGAAGAAATCTGGCGTAAATATGTAAACGATAAGGAAAATATTAACGTACCGCTTAGTCGTGTATGGTTTATGCCTTGCTGCGGTTCACGTGAAGAGCATATAGAAAAGGCACCAGCTGTAGCTGAATACGCTAAAGCAATGCATGTTAATTTCAGTCCTAGACTGCATCTTTTGTTGTGGAATTTAGCTCTCCGAGTATAATTGTTATGAGAAATGTTAATCTTCCTAAATCTCGAGTTTATATCCGTAAAGACGCTTTTGGTGGTAGTGTAGAAGAATTTGAGCCAGCATGGCTGGTATCTGTTAGAGCATTAAGAAATCGCCCTTTCGTATTTCAGGTATGGGTAGATGCTTATGCGGCATGCTATGATAAAATACCACCTCAATGTGTATACTGGCGCGAGCCTGAAACGTATCATAACGCTTTACCTCTACATAAAATTCAAATGTGGGAATGTTTAAGTGGATCTGTAGAGCTCTGGCAAAAATTACAACTAGTTGATGTACCTATGCTTGTTAATCTTGGTAAAGGGGAACAACCTGTTACAGGCCATTATTGGTTTACAATAGATTTCTTACCGGAAGGCAATTCCTTAGGTTTGCTCGATGTAGGTGATGTCGAGCTGCTAGAAGAGCATAAGGAGGGCAATGTAATTAAATTAGAGAATGGACAAATAGCTATTTACCCTAATAATAGACTTAAATGGCTCCCTATATCTCTTACAACACAAAGCGCTATAAAAGAGATACCTAACTGGGAAGTTGCATCAAACGAAAAATGGGATGACTGGTGGGACGATTCAAACGAAATTCTCGGAGATGCTAAGTGGGCATATTAACTAATTTTTAGGTAAATAATGAAAGCCTATAAAACTTTAGTACTAAACAAGTATTATTTTCCTGTTGCCGTTGAGGGTGTTCAAAAAACATTCGGAAATATTTTTTCCGGTGCAGTAATACCTTTGGATATAACATACGAAGAGGGAGATGATGCTAGTGTAAATTTAGAGAATGTAGAATATTTTACCACCGTGCCTCGTGTCGAAGACTGGTTGTCTTTGCCTATAAGACCGTACGATGATTATCTACACACAGCGCGTGGACCTGTAAGAATTCCACAGGTAGTAATATGTACAAACTTCGATAGAGTTATCTTTAATCGCGTACAATTTCCTACAAAGCATAATATATATAAACGAGATAATTATACTTGCTTATATACTGGAAAGAAACTATCTAAAGAAGAGCTTAGTGTTGATCACGTCGTACCTAAAAGTAAAGGTGGTAAGGATACCTGGGAAAATTTAGTCACATGTGACAGACTTTTAAATTCAAAGAAGAGTAACAAATATTTGAGTGAAGCGGGACTCAAACTAAGATATAGACCATATAAGCCAAATAACGGTCTTACATTTGATATTTACAAAGATGAGTGGTCTTCTTTCTTGAAAAATTGCTAATAATGCATATATAACAGTATGCGAATAGCTTTTTCTGGTACAGCAAACACAGGCAAGACAACTCTTATTAACAACTTTTTGGCAGTTTGGTCTCAATATACTACTCCAGAGAAAACATATAGAGATCTAATAAAAGAAAAAAATCTAGCTCACTCGTCTGCTACAACCACGGATACGCAGTGGGAGATTCTAAACTTTATGATTGACCAACTTCAATCATATGATAAAAACTCTAAAGTAGTTTTTGATAGATGTCCGTTAGATAATCTTGCCTATACACTATGGGCACATGATAAGGGTATTGAAGGCTTTGATAAAAAATATGTCGATAAATGTATCACCCTAACAAAGGAGTCAATGAGACATTTAGATATTATCTTTTTACTCGAATATGATTCTTCTATTAAAATACAGGATGATGAGTTAAGAGATACAAATATAGAGTACATTAAAGAAATAGATAATATATTTAAAGCTCTATTTGCACAGTACGAGCAAAATTACGACGCTGATATCTTCTTCCCGAAAGATGACTCACCCGGTATAATAGTATTACCTGCTAATCCGCAAAGACGTATTGATATTATTTCGGAGTATATTGATACTGATGGTGAGCTCTATGGTGATGAGCACTCTCTTTTCAACCCTGAGAAGCTGGATGAGCTTGAAGCTCTTGTTAGACAGCAAAAAGCTGCTCTTGAACAAGAAGAGAAGGAGAAAGAGTTGTTTAAGAAGTTTGGATTATCTCAATAACCGAACAATACTCCAGTAGTGCCATATGAATGTCTATCACCGTCACCTGTCCATACGAGGAATGTTTGAGTTGTGTTAACATAAACCATTGCCACAAGCTGTATAAAGTGAAATCCTGGATTAATTGTAGCGTTAAAAGAGTTTATTGCAGCACCTGCAGTACAAGTTTCAGCTATAGGTATTCCTGGTAACTTCTGTCTTAGTTCCGCACATGTAGGTGTCTCGAGATCTAACGAGTATCCAAAGTACCAGCAATTTGAACTTACTGTATACATAATTGAGTTCATACCTATAGTATTTTTCTCCCGAGTAATAAAGCTAAGCTTATTATCTCCACCACCAAACATACCGAATGGGCCATTAGTATTACCTGTCTGAGTAGTGCAAGTCCATCTATTAATTCCACCTGATAATACTCCTGTTTCGAGAATTGAAAATGTCAGAGGCTCGCGATTATACTGATTCCATAAAAATACCTTTGGGTGACTTCCTCCCAACCTAGATACTGTACCCAGGCTTACTTCAGATTGTCCAGCAGCAACAGTTCTAATAGATCCTATAAGACGCCTACTCCTATCTGTTGGGTGAAGTGGTATTCCATCTAAATATTGAGTTTCGGTAGCTGCATTAAAATTAATATCTTGAGGATTACTGTTAACCCAGGGTCTAGAAGTAATCTCAAACGCTCCACCTCTAATACCTAGGTATATATCATAACATGTGTTTGCAGTATTACAAATATTAACTAGTGAGGTACCTACTACGGTGTTATAAGTATAAGCCTTCCACGCAGATAGCGCTGTATCGTAGAGAGTAACCGTATCACCTTTGAAAGGATGTACGTACAAGGTACTAGCATTGTTACCGGAAAGGCTTGTAGTAGGTGTAGGTGTAGTAGGGCTTAATGACATTCTAACGTTCATAATGCTCGGAAGAGCAGCGTTAGAAACTATCTTGAGTTCAGCGCTTAATGCTGCAACATTTACCTCTAAGGCTGATAGATTGCTAGCATAAGTTGACTGTTCAATTGGAAGTATAACATCCTTAAAGTCTATAATGCTAGTACCTTGAGGATTTTCTACGATAAGGTAATCTCCACTTGTAATATTAAAGGTTTGAGGTAGATCTCTAATATTGGTGTATGTCTTTGAATCACAACTTGCCATATTTATATTTATTAGAGTTGATTTTTTCCTACATGTAAGATAATTAAATATATAATGAGTAAGGTAGAAAAAATAGGTGTTGGTATTATTACATGTAATAGACCAGATTTTTTAAATAATCTATTATCCTCTATCTCAGCTTGTAAAATAGATAATTGTATAGTAATAAATGATGGTCGAGAAATAGAAAATCTTAAAATTTCTTCAAACTTTAAATATATACATAATTCTACAAATATTGGCGTTTGTAAATCGAAGAACAAAGCAATGAACTATCTTCTTGAGGAGGGTAGTGACTATATTTTTATTATTGAAGATGATATGAAAATTAAAGATATTAATATATTTACTGAATATATTAATGCCTATAAAAAAACAGGTATACAGCATATGATGTTCGGGTATCATGGTCCAGCTAATAAAGGTAACATAAGTTATGGTAAGCCGCAACCACGTAAAATCTTTGATTACGGCGATATAAAAATAGCTTTAAATGGACATTGCGTCGGTTCTTTTTGCTTTTATACAAGAGAGTCTCTCGTAAAAGAGGGACTATATGATGAGGAGTTTGATAAGAACAACTTTGAACATGTAGAACATTCTTATAGATTAGCAAAAGCAGGTTACAGTACTCCTTACTGGTGGTGGGCAGATCTTGCAAATAGCACAGACTTTATTGAAGAGCAGGCTTGCAGTGAAGATTCTACAGCTATTCGAAGAGGTAAAAGAGAGGATTGGATTGATAAATTAAAATGGAGCGCACTTCTTTTTCAAAAGAAACACGGTTATATGCCTGCGTGGGAAAATCATGTACCTGATACATCTGTGAGTGAAGTTATATCCATTCTTAAAAATTTAAAGCAAATAAAATGAATAATAAAATTAGTTTATTAGTACCAAGTAGGGAGCGCCTTAATTTAAAATTAACTTTAATTAGCTCTATTATAACTACAGTAAGCGATATTAATAACGTTGAGTTAATATTTGGTATTGATGAAGATGATCCTACTCGTGATATTGTATATAAAATATCTAAAGCTATACCATTTATAAAGATTATTGATATACAGAATGAAGGTAAGTTTATAGGTATAAATAAAATATGGAATTTGCTTTTTCCGCACGCTGAAGGCGATATATTAGGTTATGTTGGAGATGATATGATCTTTAAGACTCAGAACTGGGATATAGAAATTCAAAAAGAATTCAATAAGGAAAATTGTCCTTTAGATAATATTAAGCTAGTGCACTGCTTTGATGGTTTTAGAACAAGAGACGAAATATGCGTGAATGCCTTTATGCATAAAAAATATACTGATATCATAGGATATATGTGTAGAGAGGATTTCTTAATTAATTGGTCAGATCAATGGATGTATCAGACCTTTAAAGCATTTGATAGAGTTAAATACAGATCAGATATATGTATATTTCATAATCATTGGATTTACGGTCAACGTAATAAAGATACTGTAGCAGATAGAATGCTGTCTGATAATAAGGATAAAATAAGTGATAATTTATGGTATACTCTTAGACCTCAACGTGAAAAAGATGTGGAAAAATTATCCGAATATCTTAATATTAAACCTGACTGGTCAAAAGTCGATTAAACTATATGAGCAAATATTCCCAAACTCCTAAGCTATCTATATTAATACCTTCTGTACCGAGTAGAGTGGCTGATAAGATGCTACCTCTTTATAATAAATTTGAAGATCAAATCTCAAAACTAACTAATCCGAAAGATGTTGAAGTTTTAGTCTTCTTAGACAATAAGAGAAGATCTATCGGCTACAAGAGGGAATCATTGCTCTATATTGCTAGAGGTAAATATATAGCTTTCGCAGATGATGATGATTTGATTGAAGATTATTATGTAGAGGAGGCCATTAAAGCAATTGATAATTCTGCAGAGGTAGATGTTATTACCTTTAAAGAAAAAATCTATGTAAACGGTGGTGGTCCCTATGAATTAACTTTTGAACTAGGTCATCCTAAAAATGATCATTTTGCAGAGCCTAATGCTAAAAGGCCGCCGTGGCATTGTTGTTTTTGGAAAAGAAAGCTAGCGCAACAATTTCATTTTCCTGATAGTATGTATGGAGAAGACTGGGCTTGGGTATCTGAAATAAATAAATTCGCAACTTCATCTCATCATATAGATAAGTTTATGCGCACTTATATTTATAATGATCAAATAACAGAAGCTTTTGTATAATGAAATTTAATGATTTAGGTCAATTTTTTAAACAAAAAAAAGCTCTAGAAATAGGAGGACCTAGCGCTCTACTGAAATCTTTTTACAGTCTTTTGGCAGATTATACAGTTTTTAACTACGAGCCAGCTATGAGTAAGCACTCGCAAGAGGGTGATTATAACATAGTAACAGGAGATGCAACAAATCCGAATATAATTAAGCAGCTGGACACGAAATTCGACCTACTGATCACCTCTCACACATTAGAACATATAGCTAACCCTATTAAAGCTCTAAAAATATGGAAGCAGCTATTAACTCCAGGAGGCGTAATAATTAACATAGTTCCTTGTAAGTATCATTGCTGGGATAGAGATAGAAACTACACAACACTTAATCATATTATTAGTGATTACAATAACGATACCCCTGAGTCGGATATGACGCATGTTGATGAATCCTCCTGTATGGTAGAAACCCGACCTTCATATTATAGCGATGTAGGTGCCTGTAATGAAGCGCGTATTATACACCATCACGTTTATAGTAAGTCAGTTCTTTCGGAAATGCATTTCTTTTCCGGTTTTACAGAAGTATTTGTTGATAACATTGAGGATGATAAGTTACAATTAACATATATAGGTAGAAATAATGAATAATATATGTTTTATACATATTGCCACAATAGGTAATTATCAGGATGTGGTTAATGAAATATTCTCATATATTACTAACTGTAAATTAAACTTTAATGCAATATACGTCAATATAGCGGGAGATAGAGTAGTAAATATTCCAAAGATTTCATCACTTTACATTTTTCCAGAGAGAGCTAAATTAGAGGAATTTGAATTTTCCACTCTAAACAAATTAAAAGATTTTGCTGATAACTGCAGTGATGAAGCTAATATTCTTTATGTTCATACTAAGGGCGTAACTGCTAGTAGTAACTTATGCATTAGCGATTGGAGAGAATATATGCTTTATTTTAATATAGGTAAAGCAGACAAAGCTATACAAGTTTTAAAAAATTACGATGCTATCGGAGTAGATCTGGTAAATGAACCTACACGTCATTTTTCTGGTAATATGTGGTGGGCGAAGGCCTCGCATGTTAAGAAATTACCCTATCCAGAGGAGCTACCTTGTATTATTAGCGATAGGCATAAGGGAGAGTTCTGGATTTGTAGCTATGATAAAGGTAAATATAAAACACTTCATAATAGTAACATTGATGTATATTCTAGACATCTACATCGCTATCCACCTAACAATTATAAAAAAATGAAAACGTCAATTAATTACATATTACATGATAGACCAAACTATGCACATACCTTTATAAGAGAGATAGTAAAGATTAAAAAATCTCTTAAAGAAGAAATAGTTGTTAATTTACTCACGACTCCTACTGGTAAGGACTGGGAAAGCGAAGTAAAGCAATTACGTGAAGCAGGCATTAAAACAAATTGCTTCTCGATAACAAACGGCGCATACATGACTAAAATTAAGCAAGGTGTTTCTACTGAAACAGAATACTGTGTGAAGCTTGATGAAGATATATTTTTACCCGCTAACTTATGGGAGTTCTTTTTAGAGAATATAGACGTGCTACAAGACGATAGTAATATTCTTTTTTCACCTTTATTATCTACTGGAATACCTACTGTAGATTATTTTAGTGAAGGCTTTCTAAGTGATGAAGAAAGAAATACTCTATATAAAATATACCTCAAAACAAATATACCTTCTTCTATATGGGGGGCAGATTATTCAACACTAGCAGAACATACAATTAATGCTTCTTCCTGGAATTCAGTCAATTTCTATAATTCAGTTAATAAACTCGAGCATCATTATAGAGGAGTACACCCTGTTAGATTTTCCTCTGAAGCTCAAACATTTATTAATAGCTGCGTGTGTAATAAACTTGAAAAGTTGGTAACAGAAAAAAACTTTTCAACATTTACTGATAAAAAACCTTATATCTGCAATAGCGTGTTTGCTATAAAAAGATCTACTTGGTTGAAGATTCTTTCAGATGAAAGTTTGTTCAAAGATGAGTTTGAAGAGGTACCGCTAAATCTATATATGAAGCAAAACAATCTTAATATGGTGTTTATAAAGAATGGATTTGCTGTACACCCTTCCTATAATACATTAGGAATATTCGGCGTAGACTATAAACAAATTTCCGATAAGTTTTTTGCTCATGAATACTTCATCAAATGATAAATGGACATTCGGTATAGTTTCGACTAATATTGATGTTGAAAGTAAGGATAGGGAGTCGCATCTTATACGTGTTATAGAGAGTATAAAAAATCTTAATATAGATAAAAGTAAATATGAGATTATTGTTGTTGGGTCTAATTCCGCTAATAGGGATTTAGAACAAGATGATATAATTTATATTAATTTTAATGAGAGTATTAAGCCAAAATGGATTACGAAGAAAAAAAACATCATTATAGATAGAGCTAAGTTTGAGAATATAGTATTAGTACACGACTATGTCAGTTTTGACAAAAATTGGTACAGTGGGTTCTTAGAGTTTGATACAGAGTGGGACGTTAGTATGTGTAAGATACACAATAAAGACGGTATTAGGTGGCGTGACTGGGTGTTGTGGTGGTGTGGTGAAGCGCCCTATCGTATAGAATTTAATAATGTTTTACTACCTCCTAATAGACTTCTATACGATGATTATAGATTTGTACATAATGATATGTATATAAATGGAACCGTTATTATAGGTAAGAAGAGGTATCTTATGAATAATAAGCTCGATGAAAATTTAGTATGGGGGCAAGGAGAAGATTGTGAGTGGTCTGCGAGATGTAGACCGACGTGGATATATAAGATGAATACAAAATCAAAACTAAGACTACTTAAGCAACACGATAATACATGAAAATAGCACTTTGTTTATTTGGACAGCCTAGATATATAGCAAACGATAAAATATTCGAACATCATAAAAGAGCAATATACTCTCAAGGTGATGTTGATGTTTTTACGCATTTTTGGTTTGATAGAGAGAAGGAAACCTTCGATCAGTCTGATTGGAGTTACTCTAAAGATCTAGTAGTAAATAAAAATAGTATAGAAATAATAGAGTCGAGATATTCTCCTAAAAAAATAATATTTGAACCTCAGAGAGACTTTACACCTTCAAATAAAGTAAAAGAGATAGTCAATAGATTAAAAGATCAAAGATTTAATAATGATAAAAATATTTTTAATATTTATTCACAGCTTTACTCAATACATAAGAGTGTAGAATTATTTCAAGATTTTTGTAAAACAGAGTCTAAAGAATATGATTTCCTAATCTTAACTAGATATGATGTTATTATATGGTCTTTTCCAGTATTAAAAAATTTAGAAAGAGGAAAATACTATATAGGTGGTTACAATAATGTAGGAGGATATTACCCGGGATTTAATGATTATGTTCATATATTAGATCCAGAACTTGCAGATGGATGTAGGATTTTTAATGATATTGAAGAATCTCTAAAAGAGTGTGAAAGTCTATGTATAGAGGAAATTAAACAAATAGCTCTTGCAAAAAAATATTGTTATCCTAAGATAGTTAGATATATTGAAAATAATCTTTTAAGTGAAATTATAAGAAAATGAAAAAGTTAATAATATTTGATTTGGATGGAGTATTAGTAGATGCTAAGCAAATACACTTTTACTCCCTTAATCAATCTCTTAGAGAGATAGGAGAAAAATATGTTATAACTGAGACTGAACATATATCGGTTTATGATGGCTTAAAAACCTATCAAAAATTAGAATTACTATCTCAGAAGAAGGGTCTAAGTTTAGATAAACATGAGACTATTTGGAATCGAAAGCAGGAATTAACAATAGAAGCTATCTCAAAATTAGAACATGATATACAAAAAATTCAATTATTTAAAGAACTACGAGATAAGGGATATAAGCTAGCAGTTGCTTCAAACTCCATTAGAAGATCGGTACTTGTTATGTTAGCTAAAATTGGTATAATTGAATATATGGATTTAATTATATCCAACGAAGATGTTAAGAACTCTAAACCTCACCCTGAAATGTACTGGAAGGCTATGAGTATTATGGGGGTATTACCTGAAGAAACTTTAATCGTAGAGGATTCACCGCATGGATTATTAGCAGCCAGCAGAAGCAGAGCTAGTGTACTAAGAGTAGATAATCCAAACGATTTAACTTTAGAAAAAATAACAAATAAATTAAACGAGAAAAAAATTATGAATAAACCAAAATGGCAAGGTGGTAAAATGAATGTTCTCATCCCTATGGCGGGTGCAGGGAGTAGATTTCAGCAAGCAGGATATACGTTTCCTAAACCGCTAATAGACGTAGAGGGTAAGCCAATGATTCAAGTCGTGGTAGACAATCTAAATATAGACGCTACATATATTTACGTTGTTCAGAAAGAACATAGAACGAAGTACAATTTAGATACACTTTTAAATTTAATTACACCTAATTGTAAAATAGTTGAAGTTGATGGTATGACGGGAGGGGCTGCTTGTACAACGCTCCTAGCTAAAGAATATATAAACAATGATGAGCCGCTAGTTATGGCAAATTCTGATCAGTTCGTTGAGTGGGATTCAAATGAATTCATGTATAAGATGATTGAGCAGAAGGTAGATGGAGGCATTCTTACATTTACATCCACACACCCTAAATGGTCTTTTGCTAAAGTAGATGATTATGGATATGTTACAGAAGTAGCAGAAAAAAATCCAATTTCCGACACAGCTACGGTAGGTATTTATTACTGGTCTAAAGGAAGCGACTATGTAAAGTATGCAGAGCAAATGATTGACAAGAATATCAGAACTAATAATGAATTTTATACCTGTCCAACCTTTAACGAAGCAATTGAGGATGGTAAAAAAATTAAAACATTTAATATTGAAAAAATGTGGGGATTGGGAACTCCAGAAGATCTTAATTATTTTTTGGAATCGTTTAAAAATTGAAAATTATATCACATAGAGGTAATACAGAAGGACCTAATAAAGAACTTGAAAACCACCCTGAGGTAATCTCGAGTCTTCTAGAAAAAAACATCGACTGTGAGATAGATGTTTGGTTTGTAGATGATAAATTTTATCTAGGTCATGATCTTCCTCAGTATGAGGTTGAAGAATCTTTTATATTAAAGAGAGGTTTATGGTGCCATGCTAAAAATTTAGAAGCTCTATATAAAATGACCTATCAAACTAACGTTCACTTCTTTTGGCATGAAAACGATGATTACACGCTCACATCAAAAAACATTATATGGACGTTTCCAGGTAAGAAAACAACAGATAACAGTGTTATTGTAGATGTTAATAAAAATTGGAGAGATAAAAATTATGAGTGCTTCGGTGTCTGTGTAGATTGGATTTAGTTTTTTAGGTTGATTTTAAAAGTCCATATCATACCATTTATAAAATATGATAATCGAACAACCAATCTATAATGGCGATCTAATTCACAAGCGCTTTGCTTATCAGTTCTTCAAAAAAGACGTATCACCTTATGGTGATATTGTAGCTTTTAGAGCTCCTATGTATGTAAGTGACAATCTTATTGACTTGGAAGACTCTCTTAGTAAAGATTATATTTTTAGCGATGATGCTATTAATTTATGTTGGGAAATTCCAAATCTCTGTCCTATAGGTGCAGTAGCTTTTCAACGTCTCTTTAATGCAGCTATCGCTAATATTCTTGCCATGCTTATTAACAAGCCGTTGGAGATGAAAGGTGATGATATTATGGTACATGATTCCTTTATAGGAGGTAAGGATAAAAAGCAGTATGAAGTAGGTAAGGTCAGCGTTTCAATTACCTACTCCAAAGATAATGTAGCTATCGGACATACTGGTATTAATATTAACGCAGGTAATAAGGCACCAGGGTTTGCATATAGTTCAAAACTTAACGATGGACAGGTTCAGGAACTAATGCATCGCGCTATTAACTACTTTAACGATGAAATTAAGGACATGCAAATCGCCACTACAAAGGTAATTGTATGAATTTCTTTGATATACTAAGATCACTTCTATTTGCAAAAAAAACTGCTGAAGATCTCTGTAGTGAGGGACTTCAGCAGTTTACTCCTTACATGGTAAATAGATGGATTTCGTTTTATGATAATTCTAAAACTATTTTTATTAATGAAACATTTAATAAGTTTGCTTCTCTATTTGAAGATAAAAATGAAATGTATAAATTATACTTTAACTTAATTCCGCAGAGTAAGTTTAAAAAAATTAATTATATAAAAAAGAAAAAAGAAACGCAAGACGAAGATCCTAGTGTAGGTGTCATAGCGAAAAACAATATGCTCTCAAAAAGAGAAATATTACAGTACATTGATTTAACAAATAATACAAGTAAATAACAGCATGGCACAAGCAAGTATCGATCAGTTAGCACCTACAAGAAGCCTTATTGACCTGTCCTCCCATTCCAATGGAGATTTTGGTCTTGAAGATTATGAATTAAGTTTTGTTTTTGATGATATTGTACTAGTGGAGTATGTAGATATGACAGAGGATAGAGACGGTATTGTTAGAAACGGTATATATATTCCAACTAATACACTAACCAAGGCATGGAGAAAGGCTAAGGTTATTTTAGCAGGACCGCAAGTAAAATACACCAAGGTAGGTGATATAGTAGTGTTTCCAAACAACCTAGGCATTACTGTATCAAATGTAGATATAACCGGTTACGGCAAGGCAAACGGAGCAGTCTTCCTTAACGAAAGTAGAATTTTTGGAATTTGTAAACCAAAGCAAAATGGCAGTATCGATACAAGCACTGGAGAATCTTCTCCTCAATAATGTTCTCGATTTGAGATTTGTACGGCGCATACCACTAGCTAATAAACCAGCTACGCGTAGAATGCTATGTACAAAGTCTTACGATCTCTTAAACTCTACAAACGGTCGTATTGTATTAAATTATACCCCACCACGTCAAAATAAACAGTTTAATGAAGCTAGACAAAATGCGTGTATAGTATGGGATATACTAATGCAAGATTATAGAATAGTATCTGCAGATCAAGTTACTATAATAAGACAGATACCTGCTAATGAGCAGTTCTGGACTTTTTTCAATAATGAGATATATACTCTTAATACAGAGCAGAAAATTCTGTACATGGAATCATGAATATAGAGCTCTACACAAAAATACTTCAGTCCTATTTACAGTCAAAGGTAACCATTAAATGTAATAATAAGGTTTTAAAGACTGGTAAGCTCACATTGTTTAATATAAAGCAATATTTCATTAGATTTTATATTGAGACAGATAAAAAAACAAATAAGGTTTTAGAGTTGCCTTATCCTTTTTTAATGGATAAAAACGCTGCTGGAGGATGCACTCTCAATTATAAATTGACCTCTCTATGTAATAACCACTCCATCACAACTAATACGTTGAAAGGTGTTAATAAAAGTACCTCTAGTAAAATTTATGATAATATTGTAAGTATTATACCTTTAAATTAAAGGAACTACGATATAATATTATTAATGATAAATATTCTTAGTAAATTTCCTGATTCGTTTACACCTAACAAGCAGCAAGTTAAATTACTACGAAACATAGAGCAAGCGTTTGAAGATGGGTATAAGTTTGTAGTGTGTAGCGCTCCTACCGGCTCTGGTAAGTCATTTATCTCAAAGACACTAGGTAATGAATCTCGGTCGTGCACTAAAGATTTTAGAGATACAGTAAACACGTATCACATCTTTAAAAGAACACAGACGGGTAGCTATCAGTATGAGGATGAAATGGAAGATCAAAAGCCCTTCGGTGCTTTCGCTTTAACAATTACAAAAGCATTGCAAGATCAATATAAAGATCTTTTTTCTGATGTTGATGTATTAAAGGGTAAATCTAATTATCAATGCTCCTACGATCAGAACTATTCTGTAGAACATGCTCCCTGTCTTCTTACTAAAAAAATTAAAGATGACTGCTGGTCTAAAAACTCATGCCCGTATTATGAAGCGCGTAACAAAGCTATAGTTTCAAACTTCGCTACTCTTAATTATAATATGTTTTTTGCTCTACCGCACCACGTAAAGCGTAAACAGTATATTATTTGCGATGAAGCATCTGAGCTAGAGGATCAACTAGTGAAAGAGTTCTCCTGTCAGATTAATTTTGAATCATTAAAAAAATCAGAAGTAGTTATTAGACCGCTTCCTAGTGATAGTGATTACGGTAAGTTGGGTAGGTGGTTGAGTACACTTTCGGGAGATATTGAGGGTAGAGTAGATGAGCTAAAAGAAATTACTAGTAAGTCAGATAGTGGTAAATCAACTCTTTTTGTTAGTGATAAAAAAGCAGAGCTTATTTCGTTACTAAACCTCCAATCTAAGGTTAAGACGTTAATTGATACGTGGCATGATAGTGAGTACATTACAGAGAGATTACCTAAAGGTGTTAATTTTATGCCTCTAAAGGTTGATAAATTATCAAGTCATATTTTTGACTATGCAGATAAAGTAGTATTAATGTCTGCTACTATTATTGATCCTGCTAATTTCTGTAAGACTCTTGGTATTACAAAATTTAAATATATTGAAGCGGACTCTACTTTTGATGCTTGTAAGTCTCCTATCTATGCTAATACAAAAGTAAAACTTAACTATAACAATATGCAGGCCAATCTACCAAAGATCGCAAAACAAATTCAAGATATATGCAATCAACACGGTAACGAAAAAGGCATTATTCATACTCAAACCAATACTATTACTAACTACCTTAAAGATAATCTACGCGATAACAGGATTCTATATAGAGAGCCGGGAGTAAGGAATGAGGATATTTTAGAGATGCACCTAAACAGTAGTATACCTACCGTTCTTGCATCACCGTCAATGTCTCATGGTGTAGACTTAAAAGATGATCTAGCACGCTTTCAGATTATTATTAAGGCTCCTTATTTGCCCATGACAGATAAGCGTGTTGAAAAGATGATGAAATTAGACTTTAACTGGTATATGAATAAAATGCTAAGTTCACTAATTCAGTCTTGTGGTAGAGGTGTTAGATCTCATAAAGATCATTGTGTTACGTATATACTAGATGCAGCTATAGTTGAGGCTATTATTAAGAATAAACACAAAATTCCAAAATACTTTTTAGAGAGGTTTATGTAGACTAAATATAAGAATGAATGACCAAAGTTTTAACTTTGAGATTAAAGATCTATTGACTCAATTTATAGCAGCTTTCGATGATGTTGTTATTAAAAGATATGATAAAGATAGAAATCCGAAGGAAACAATAGAGGTTAGATACGTGCTAGCTCCTAAACAGCGCGTAATGTATGATATAGTTAATAAAGCGCAAAACTTAACCCTTCCTGTAGTAGCGGTTAATATAACAGGTATAAGTAGAGATAATTCTAGAGTCTTTAATAAGTTAGATAGTCTATATACTAAAACGGGTGATCGGGCAAAAAGTAGCTTATTAATGCCTGTACCTATTAATATTGAAGTTAGCATGTCGATACTTGCAAGATATCTGCAAGACATGGATCAAATACTTTCAAACTTTGTACCGTATAATAATCCTTACATTATAATTTCCTGGAAGGAGCCTACTAATATAGACTCGCAAGTAGTAGAGATAAGATCTGAAGTACTATGGAGTGGTAATATATCAATAAATGAGCCTACCGATTTATCTTACTCAGATAAATTTAGAGTTGTTGCAGATACTACCTTTACTATTAAGGGATGGTTATTTAGAAATAGAAACGAAATATCTAACCAGATTTATTTTATAGACGCAAATTTTATACCTATGAGGGGCGATATGATTATAACTGATACAAATTACGATACCTTCTTCAATTCATTATCAGAAATTACTGAGACTGTTAGCATTTCTGCTATACCTAGTATAAGTAATGTATATTATAATACATCAGGTGGTTTATTGGAAATAACCTCTGGTTTTACTCTTAACGAAACTATAACAGCGTATAACACATTTGTTATATATGGTACAAATTTTAATTATACAAATTTAATACTTTTAAGTTCTTCTACTTTAGATTCGTTAACAACTACACAGACAAGCATTTCATCAAAATATACTGGAGGAACGACAGGATATGTACTACAGTCTTCATATTATTCAATTTTAAATGACAATATGATAAGTCTGGACTTATCTAGGTTAACAGGTGCAGGTACCTTTAATATAGTAATTAATAACCCTGTAGGTTGGGCTAGCACTTATTCTATAAATAGCTTTACTTTTACAAAATCTTGATTAAATATATATACTAAAGATGGCCGATACTACCTCAAATCAGAATAAAAATTATACTTCTAATGACGGAAGATCATCTACCTTCGGTAGGAATTTAATGTCCTATATTCAAAATAAGCTACCTTACTCAAATATAGTTGATACGGAAAATAATGAATTAAATCCAAAATATAAAACATTCGCTGACACAGGTATGCGTCGCTCAGAGGCTCTCACTAAGCACTCTATATCTATATCGAACGAGTATAACAATATGCCTATTGGCTCCATGGGTAAAGATACATCGTTTGGTCAGGTGATGTATGCTAATATACAGGAGAATAAAGGAGCAAGAATGAGAGACTACAGAGTGATGGCTGCTTATTCTGATGTGGCTGACGCTCTTGACGAGATTTGCGACGAGGCAATAAACACAGATGAAAATGGTAATGAAGTAAACATTAAGTATAAAAACATAGATATATCAGGTAAAGATAAAACAATGCTTGATGAAGAGTTTAGTAAGTTTGCTAATTATTTTGATTTTAAAAATAGAGGATGGCAGTATTTTAGACAATTTTTAATTGAAGGTGAGCTGTTTTTTGAGCTTATTATCCATAAGGATTATTTAAATGAAGGTGTATTAGGTGTTGTAAATCTTCCTTCCGAACTTATAGATCCTGTATATAATAATATACAAAATATGATGGTTAAAGGCTTTATCTACAAGAAGCCTATCTTTGATCCCACGAGACCCGACAAGCAAGAAAAAATTGAATTTATACCTCTTGATGAAAATCAGGTAGTGTATATTAACTCAGGAGTAATGAATGAAACTAAGAACATGGTTTTACCGTTCTTAGAAAACGCTCGCCGCGCTTATAGACAGCTTTCATTAATTGAAGACGCTATTGTAATCTATCGCCTGGTAAGAGCTCCTGAGCGTCTTGTATTTAACGTTGATGTAGGTAATATGCCTGCTCCTAAAGCAGAAGCATATCTTAAGAAGTTAATTAGTAATTACTGGTCATCTAAAACGTTTGATATTGATCAGGCTGATGTTGTTAAAAAGTTCAATCCGCAATCCATGCTCGATGCATTTTGGTTTCCGAAAAGAACTGGGTCGGAAGGGTCAAGTGTATCTCAACTAGCAGGAGGTCAGAATTTAGGCGAATTAGCTGATTTAATGTACTTTATCAAGAAGTTATATAGATCACTTAAAGTACCAACCT